GCAAGAACCAGCAATGGTGATCAGTTCGGAGCAGAAGGCAGCTTGGAAGTGCCACTGATCGTGATTTGACCAGCCGCCACAGGACCACGACTCATCAGATCAAAAGTCACCTGCACCAGATTGTCCGACGGATAGGCTTCGCTGTAGTTCATGACATTGGCGGCAAAAGCCATGGTGTCATAAGTGAACGAGCCGCCGATGAGCTTGTAAATCTGGACAAACACTTCGTAGTTCTTGTCGTAACGGCTCTTCAGAATCACGTCAATGGCTTCATCAAAGCCGGAGTCTTGAAGCGTATTGCCATCAACATCACGCTGGAAGTAGGACGTAACAGAAGCCTGTGCGCGAGTGGTGACGACCACACTATCAGCAAAGCCACCATTGCCAAGCAGGTAGTATTCCTGTTCGCCGTCATTGATGGCAACCGTGGCGTCCGTCACGCCAGCCAGGTAATACATGGTCGGAGCACCAGAAACGGTGACGATGCCATTGGTGCTAGTCACATGCGGACGAGCGGCACCAGAAACGGCGCCAACGTAAATGATTGCGTCTTGGCTCTTGATGAGCTGAGTGGGGTGCTGAATGTAGGACATGGAGAAAACGATCGAAGGGGAGGTAGTTAAATGTTAAGAACACTGCCGGCCCCAACGGCTCGGAAATAGCCATGGATGGGAGTGCCTAGAAACTGACGGTAATGTGCCGTCATTTCAGTGGTAGGGAGTAGTTCAAAACGCCCCTCCTGGCCTTCAATCACTGCTTCCGCAGTTGCTCCAGGGGGCACTCCCGAAAACGCTAAAGGGCCAACCAGTTTGCCTTTCATATAGATGGCAGCTTCGTCGGCCCCTAGTCGTCTTTCGTAGAGCGGATCCCGGCTTTGTCGTAATGCAGCGTAGTATTCTCCGCTGGTTGTTAATGCCACATAATTACCAGTGTTGGAATCAATGGCATAGCCGCTAGCCACTGCAAATACCAAGCGGGCATTAGCAAGTGGCGGAGCGGGATTGTTCATACGACAAAACCAATAGTTGATCCTGCATTTCCTGCGACTTCCGTGAGTCGCTTGAACTCCTGTCCGTAAAGTGTGGCCTCAAGCCCTTTCCCATAGACCTTCCCATCAGTGGCGCCAATCATGACACCCATCTGAGCCAGTTGAATGGCGATGATATGGGCGGCAAGGAAACGAACGGCACGATCAGTTTGATCTCCGAAAATCTCCTGTCCCACGTCGGCGCTTGCACTTTCAATGGCCCCGTTCACAATGCCTGATGGATGAGGCGTGAACTCAGGGAAGCGTTCAAGGAAGTTCGCATAGGTGACAGCCATAATCAGACCTTCCCAGTGCGGATGGCTTCAACACGCTTGTGGATGGCATTCCTCACCCGGATGCGCCCTTCAATCTTCTTCCAATCATTGAGCTGCTCATCATCGTGCATAATCTCGATCATGCGCAGAGCTTCTGTAAGAGGAAGCTGGGAAAGCGTGTGAACACTCTGGGGAATGTCTTGAACTGTCGGCTGGGCCTTCAGTTCCTCAATGGCACCAATGGCCATCAAACGCTTCACCGTAAGATTCTGTCGAGCAAGCGCCCACTTAGAATCGGGCACTTCTGGATTCACTCCAGGACTGAGCTGAATCAGGCCGGAGTCGGTGATGATGCCAAACCCACCTTCACGGGGTGGATTTTCAAGCTCAGGGCGATAAGCAATCAGCATTGTGTTCATAAGAACTGTCCAATAGCTTAACGCCCTGGCTCAAACTAGCCTCAGGGGGCGTCAATGTAGATGACGCTCTTCGGGTAGTAGAGAGACACGCCACCCACGCGAGCATGGGCGGGAACAATGAACTCAAGACCACGCTGTTGAGGCGGGAACAGTTCAAGCGGTTGCGGAATGTGCAGTTGCACCTTCTGCGGATCACGCTTGTAGACCACCATCCGATTGCTGGACAGGCTTCCATTGCTGGAATCAAGCTGGTTGATGGGCTCGATGTTGCGGATGAAAGGATTGGTGCGCAGGAAGTATTCCAGCACCGTCACGTCCGAAGAATCGGAATTGCGGGTGGTGCTCACCTTGTTGTAGTCCTCATAGGCCATGAGGATGGTGTCGGGCTGTTCCTTCATCTGCGAAGCGCTGATGATGGCACTAACGCCATAATTCAGCAGTTCCAGCATGTCCTGAGCAGTGGTGCCAGTGGCAGTGGTGCCAGTGAACCACTTATCAGTGGCAACCACGTCAACAGTGGCATTGTTAAAGAAACCAGCCAGGGCAACGGTGCTTTCACCGAACATGGCCACTTCTTCCACCTTTTCCTCGTAGGCACGACGCACTGCAGCAGCACGACGTTGCTCAAGGGCGATGTTGGCCATTTGAGCAGCACGCAGTTCCTGAACGGTATAGCCGAAGCTACCACCAAAGGAACGAATGTTGATACTCTTCTCGGTTTGGCTGATGTCAGCGCGAGGCAGATCATCAGCGGCATCCGCGATCAGCTTGAACTCCCCAGTGGAGTCCATGATGCGGTAGGTGAAAGTCTGAGCGCCGGGGCCAGCTTCACTGGTGACAGGCAGGATGGTCGGATATTTGATATCCGCATACTGCACTTCAAACACTTGGGGGCGGATGAACTCAAGCTGACGCTCAAGAAACAGACCCGCCTCGTCCATACGAAAATCAGACATTGGTAGGGCCTCCTATCAAGCAGTGGTGGTGTCAGCGGTGAGAGCAAAGCCCGGACCGTTCAGTTCCACAATCGCCAGGCCATTGCCAGTGGTGGAAGTGAGGTAGCGAGCGTTCGACAGCACGGCGGTGCGGCCACTTACAGAAGTAGCGCGGAACCGACCGGCATATTCAGAGCCACTAGCAGTGTGAATGACGCGCACAGTAGTGGAAGGATTGACGGCGCCATAGACGTAGACGGCCACGGCGCCTTCGTTGGCAACGTTCAGCACTTGCTCGTCCTTCACGCCAGGACGGCTATTGCCATCCACGTTGGTTTCGTCAACGTAAGTGAGCACATTGACGCCCACCACGGTTTCGCCCACGCCACCAAGAGACTTGGCAGAATTGGCAACGGTGCCACCAGAGGCATAGGCAATGACGTTACCGAAAGCCAGCACACCGCCGGTTTCGTTCACGTAGGTGCCAATGGTATTGTCGCGAATGTCGGAAAGCTGGCCTTCCAGCAGGGGATCATGCTGCAAAGCATAAGCTTGCTGCACGCCACCCGCTGCGCCGGCAGTCCCAGAAAAAGTAACGGCCATGTTCAGCGCTCCTTAGAAACGGAGAGGGGAGTTTTCCAAGCGTTCTGCAGCCTTTCCATGTAGGACGAGGGAGCAGACACAGGGGTGGCGATGGAGGCCACAGCTTTGCGAAGCTCGTCAGTAGCAGCGGAATCACTGCGACCACCAGCTTCAGAGATGGTGTCGAACATCGCCTGCACGTAATCGTCGGAGCGATCGGTGAGGTCAATGGAGTCGCCACGAACTGCCTTAATGGCAGCTTCCATGATTTCACGGGCATTCTTGCCGGTGAAGACAAACTCGCTGTCCAGAGTGGCGCGAGCTTTGTCAATGAGAGCAAGACGATCTTCCACAAGCGAATCAACATTCACTTGCTTGGTGGCTTCCAGTTCGGCTTTGACGCTGGTCAGCTCTTGCTCAAGGGCATCGGCGCGGCCTTCGGCAGCATCCATCTTGCCCTTCATTTCCTTTTCCATGGCGTCCATTTCTTCCTTCATCTTGGAAGCTTCGGACATCATCTCGTCATACTTGCGTTTCATATCGGCGTAGCTCGCCTTCGCGTCTTCACGCTCAGCCTTAATAGCGGCTGCAAGGGCGGCATCTGCTTCGTAAGAAACGCCGTCAAACACAATGTTTGCCGACATAGTTTCTCCTTTTGTAGAAGTGATTAGTTCTGTCACAGCGGCGTCCGCTGAGTCGAGCATGAGGCGAACATTTGGCCCTCCCCTTGCTCTTTTGACAATGGCCACGTGATTGCCACGGATATTCTTCTGGTAGCCGTCGTAATGCTGTCCGTCTGGCGTGATGCCAGGCTGGTCAACATATTCGACTTTATACCCACAGGAAACCTCGCGAACATTGCCGCGCATGATTTCCTCAATCGTCTCCTTGTCAGTGACAGTGAGCGTGGATTCGACGAAGCCATCGGAATACGAAACGTCTGCACTGGTAAAACCCACTGCATAGTCCTTGGTGTTTGACGCATCAAGCAACACTGGAGGATGCTCTTTCGTCAAGCACTTTTCCCTGAAACTATCTAAAGCCTCCTTGGAGGCCACTTCTTCTTCAGGGCGATATTCCAAGCGGATGCCGCCGCTTGCATCCGTGTACGACTGAATGCCCGTACGCGCAATGCGAGCACGGACCTTCAAGTAGCCCTCATCAGTAACTTGATAGTCACTGATGGAGGATACGTCGTAACGAAAGCATGGGCGTGAATCCATAACTATATCTTACGTGCTAAAAGGCACTATAATCAGTTTCATGATTCACAAGCGAATCAAAATATGCGCTTTTTTTTCTGCAAGCAGAATGCCTTGAAGATGCCGCACCTTCAGAGGCGCATGCTTGTGGCATCACGAATGAAAGACCTTAGGGAGAACAGTGGCCTTTCTCAGCGAGATGTTGCTAGGCACTTGCACGTAAGTCAATCCACTTACTGCCGCATGGAGCGAGGGGAAACAGAACCATCAGCAGTGCAGCTCACCACACTGAGTAGCCTTTACGTGGCATCCGTGCTATGGATGTTAGGAATGCCCAATTTTGTCGTCATTGACAATCAGCCTTCTTCGTCATCTTCATTCTGAACAGAGGCAATCTGTGCTTCAATGCCCTCTATCACGTATGCCTTGGCAATGGCTTCTGCCTCAAACACAAGCATCTTTACCGGCTGGAAGCATTCGTCAGGCTTTTCGTAATAATTCTCGACAAAGATGTGGGTTTCGTCTAGGCGGCCATTCTTGAAATGTTGCTGCTCTACAAGACGCCAGTGGGCAGTATTGCGGTGTTCGTGAGCAGACAAAATGGCAAGGGCTTTCATGATGCCAATGCCATCCTCTTCTTCTTCAATGACGCGCACGTATTCGCTCATTTGCCTTTCTTGCGGCTTTCCACCATCTTAATGATGCGACTGGCCCACGCCCTACCCGCGCTTCCACCCCATAAAAGTCCTGAAATGAATCCAGCATCATCCTCTCCGCCAGAAAAGTTTTTGGCGTGGCGAGAGAAGAATGCGGCCATGCGCTTGATGGTTTCATAGCTCACCGCCTCACCAT